CAGCGGCACGCTGCCCGCCGTCATCATGGGCGTGGAGGTGGACGACTACCGCCGCGCGCAGGCGCTGCACCTGTTTGCCGGGCACCCGTCAGACGGCATTGGCAGCAACCGCATGCGCGTGCGTGTGCCCATGGCAGAGCTGATCCACGGCTTCAAAAAAGAGCGCGCCGAGCAGATGCGCGGCATCCCCTGGATGGCCCCGGGCATGCTCAGCCTGCACCACCTGGGCAACTTTGGCCTCAGCGCCCTATTGGCCGCCGAGCACGGCGCCAACCATTACGGGTTTTTCACCACGCCAGAAGGCAACCCGTCCATCGGCGCAGAAGAGGCCGGGCAGACCATTACCACCAGCCAGCCCGGCACCTATGACACCCTGCCCGAAGGCGTCACCTTCACCCCGCACGAAAGCAAATACCCCAACGACGTGTTCGGGCCGTTTGTCAAGACCACCCTGCAGCGCATTGCCAGCGGCTGGCGCGTGGCCTACCATAGCCTGGCCAACGACCTGGAAGGCGTCAGCTACTCCAGCATCCGCAGCGGCGCGTTGGAAGAGCGCGACCGCTGGGCCGCAGACCAGGAATGGTTCATTGACGGCTTCATGCGCCCCGTGTACCAGGCCTGGCTGCGCGCCGCCCTGCTATCGGGCGCCATCACCATGCCCAACGGCAGCGCGCTACCGGCGGCCAAGGCCGACAAGTTTTCGCGGCATGAATGGCAGCCCCGGCGCTGGGAATGGGTTGACCCCAAAGGCGACATGGAGGCCAAGATTCTGGCCGTCAAGGCCGGGCTGATGGCCCCGCAAGACCTGGCCGCAAGCATGGGCTACGACTTTGCCGACGTGCTGTCCGCCATTGCCGCCGCGCAAAAACAGGCCGCCGCCCTGGGTGTGGCCCTAACCGCCTATGACGCGCAGCCCGGCGCCACGCCGGGCGTGCAGGCGCCCAAACCTGCGGCAGGGTAGCGCGCCATGACAGCCCGCATCCTGCGCATCCTGATCTCGCTGGACATTTTTGTCTTTGCCCTGCTGACCCTGGGCGGTGCCAAACGCAACGAGACAATAAGCAGCGCTGCGTGGGACTTGGCGCTCAATGAGAAGTGGCAGGGCAAGCTGTTTGTGCCGATCATTGACTTTTTGTTTTCGCCCTTCCAGGAAAACCACTGCCTTGAGGCGTGGCTGTTAGAAGCCAGAGGTCTTCCTGAATGGACAAAGCCATGACCAGAACACAAATGCGCTCAGCCTTAGACCGACTGATCTGGGACACGGACTTGGTGGGGACGAGGCTGATCCTTGCTATCGCAGAGGCGTTCTGGGCGCTGTTGCTGTGGTGGCCCGGAGATACGTTTGAACGACACACATACATGCTCATGGCTGCAATGCTGCCAGAAGATGTGTGGGGCTTGGTGTTTGCAGTGACCGCCATCCTGCAAGTGTCAATCCTGTTCCGCAACGAGTTTCACGACAGATTTGCCCGGTGGTTTGCCGCGTGGAACGCTGCATTGTGGCTGGTCACTACCTCTGCGGTGATGATGAGCCTTTACCCTCCGGGCGCTGGGCTGTCTGGTGATATTGCCCTGACGTGCGCTGCATGGTGGGTTTGGGCTAGACCTTATTTGATGTCAACGGCTCTCAGGGAATTGGGTTATGACCACAAATAACGACGAACTTTTTGGCAAGTGCACAGTAGCCCATGAACGCATGGCCAAGGTAGAGACCCGGCTGGATACTCTTGACCGCGCCTTTGTCAAAAATGATCTGAACGAAGCTGATTACGACGGCCACCGCCGTGCGCATGCCGACATGATTGAATCAGAAAAAATGCTGACTGGCTACAAGAACAGCATCACGACCAAAGTGGGGGCATGGGCCGCTATTGGGGCAATCTCTGCGTTTGGCGCGGTGCTGTTAGATTGGGTCAAGGATCATCTGAGATAGGAGTCAGTATGCAGCTCTACGAAAACTGGAAAACGATTCTGGCTAAAGCATGGTCGGTACGGTTCATTATTCTGGCCGCCGTGCTGTCCGGGTTTGAAGTGGCACTGCCTGTGATGCGTGAGGCTATGGAGCCGCTGGGTCTGATTCCCCCCGGTGCATTCGCCGCCTTGTCCTTCATTGCTACGGCAGCCGCTGGTGTAGCTCGCATCGTTGCACAACCAAAGGATGGCCTGTGATCCAACGTCGCGCCATTGCTGGATTGAGCTTGAGTGCGGCTGCGCTGGTCGCCATGCTGCTCTCTGAAGGCTATCGGGACAAAGCCTACACGCCTGTCCCGGGCGATGTGCCGACGATTGGTTTTGGGACAACGGATGGTGTGAAGCTGGGCGACACGATCACCCCACCAAAGGCGCTGGTGCGGGCGCTGACCGACGTGCAGAAGTACGAAGGAGCAATGAAGCAGTGTGTGACGGTGCCCCTGCACCAGTATGAGTACGATGCCTACAGCAGCTTGGCTTACAACATCGGCCCAGGTGCGTTCTGTCGCTCTACGCTGGTGCGCAAGCTCAACGCTGGCGACTACACCGGCGCATGCGAGCAGATTCTGAAGTGGGACAAGTTCAAAGGGAAACCGCTCAACGGGTTGACGATCCGGCGGCAACAGGAGTACCAAACATGTTTGGGCTGAACCTGACCATTCTGGCTTCGGCCCTTGCTGGTATCGCCGGGTTTGGGCTGGCGTGGCAACTGCGGGCCGGGACGATTGAGTCAATGAAATTGGAGCAGGCTAATGAGCGCATTGCAATCCAGCGTGCCGCGCGTGCGGCTATTGACCGTGCTACTGTCCAGATCACGAGAGCGCAGACTGAATCGGCAACTCGGGCTATTGCTTTGCGTGCTGACGCTGACGCTGCTCGTGGTGAGCTTGACCGGCTGCGCGACGCAACCGCCACCGTGCGAACCCCTGCCGACGATGCCGCCGCCTGCGCTGACCGAACCGCTGCCATCGGAAAGCTACTCAATCAGTGTGCAGCGGCTTATCAAGAGCTGGGTGAACGCGCTGACCGGCACGTCAACGACATCCGAACCTTGACCGCCGCATGGGAGCGTCAATGAAGACCACGCAATGCCTCTGGTACGCCCTCGACCGCTGGAATCAGGACGGCGGCTATCTGGTGCTGCGCAAAAGCTCGCACTGGTGTATGCCGCACGTATTGCACATCGACAAGGTTGGCAGGTGGACACACTTTGTCCCGCCGCACGACTTGCCGACGCCGATCCTGAGTCTGTTTGGGTTTGCAGGTAACGTGGAACACGCTGACAGCACACAGGCCAAGCCGATCAGTTCCGTCTGTATGTTTCTTGGCACGATGGCGCTGGTGGTTTTGGGGGGTGTGTGGGCGCTCAAGACTTGGAGCAAGAAGATTTTGAAAGGACTACGGTAATGCCAGTCTATTCTGTTATCGACAAAGCAACGCAGGTTGCGCCGATTTATGTCGGTATTCAAAACGCCCTTCTTGGAATTTTTAGGAGTAAATAGTATGCCTATCTTATCTACAGACATTGTTTATCGGCTTTCTGGCGGTGCTGCCAACACTAGCCCAATTGCCTCTATTGGCGGGACAAAATCCAGTACGGCATCCGGTACTGATTTATTTGACTCTGTGTCGAGTGTTGAAGCGTCGTCAGGGGATACAGAGTACCGGCTGATTTATGTCCATAACGCACACCCAACCTTAACGATGCTTGGTTCAAAGGTGTGGATACAGACAAACACACCAAGCGCAAGCACGGATGTGGCAATTGGTTTGGCAGCAGCCGGAGCTAATGCAACAGAAACTGCTGTTGCGGATGAAGATACGGCCCCAGCCTCGGTTTCGTTTTCGCAACCTGCTAGTTTTGCGGCAGGTCTTAGTCTCGGCGATCTTTCTCCGGGGCAACACTATGGCGTTTGGGTACGGAGAACAGTGACCGCTGGTGCAGCCAGTGCATCAGATAACTTTACGCTTCGTGTTCAGTGCGATACAAATCCGTAATAGATCATGGCAGCTTTTTTAACAGATAGCTTTACCGAAGCATCATCTACGCTGCTCCAGAGCCACGCGCCTGAAGTAGGTGGATCGTGGGCGCTGCATTCGTCATTTAACCTAGGTGCTCCAACTGTAGGGGCTGGTACTGGTGTACTTACAGCTAACCCCGCTAATTACGTTAGCATTGCAGCCTGCACCGCAACACCAGCCTCGCCGGATTACATCGTTACTGCTGTCGCAAAGAATGCTTCAGCGGGTAGGGTTGTTGGGGTTGCTGCTCGACTACAGTCATACACATCGGGGCTAACCTGCATCGCGGGATATATAGGCAATAATGTAGCCGCTATTTCACGCTACGGAGGGGCAGGAACAGGGGTGCTGGCTAGTGTTGCATACACAACCGTTCTTGATACATACTATACGATTGCACTAGAGGTAAGCGGAACAAGTGTAACTCTCAAAGTAAACGGTGCGGTTGTTGCTACAGCGACAGAGACATCTATTACAGGCGCTGGCTATGCCGCAACTTTCTGTGATGGAGTCGCAACTTATGACAGCATTAACGCTAGTTACCCAGCGGCAGCAGCGACAGCGATAACACTTGAAGGCCCTACGGCGGGGGTTACTGGAAGCCCGTCATCTAATTTCACTGTTGGGGCCGATGGTGCCATAACGGGCACTGTCGTGGTAACACCGGCAAGTTCCCCTGCTGAGGGAACATTTTCCCCAACGACAGTAAGCATTAGTGAAGCATCACCCACAGGCACGTTTACCTATTCTGCTGCAAGTGATGGTACAAAGACCATTAGTGTCACGAACAATGGCGGTCTAAGCAATCCGACTAGTATCAGCTACACCGCTACAACAAGCGTCGTTCCTACAGTAACCGATATAGCAGATAAGCGCGTGTTTCAGCGTATTGCTGGTGCATCGTCTATCACGATTAGCGGAACGTATGTCGGAACTGCCACCGGAATACAGGCGAGAATTGTTCAAGCCGGTACTAGCACTGAAGTAGTTACGTGGACAACCATTGCTGCTTCTCCATCTGGAGGTGTATTTTCTGGCTCGCTATCTGTTCCGCAAGGCGGCTGGTATAACGTGCAGGTCAGAGATACAAGCAACCCAACCGCTGTATCGTCTGGTACGCATCAATTTGGTGTCGGTGACATATTTGTAGTCGCTGGGCAAAGTAACGGCGAAAAAATGTTCACTGTTGGAGCAGTAACTCCTGCGTCAACAACTGCAAAGTATTCTGGGACGTGGGGGGCAAATGTCGGCGCTGGCGCTTGCACGCTTGCAAATGCGCTAACTTCAGCACTCGGAATCCCAATCGGGATGATTTCAACTGCTGTTTCTGGTGCAGGTCTGTGTACATCAACAGCGTCACCTTACGGGTCTTGGGATAACCCCGCTACAGCCCCATACACAACTTGGGCGAATCTGGTTACAGGAGTTGGCGGAAAAATTGCCGGTGTTTTGTGGCTTCAAGGTGAATGGGACGCTGGTACAAATGTAGCAAAAGCCACATATAAATCCGCGCTTTCTGATTTGATTACAAGGATGCGCACATATACATCCCAGCCAACACTTCCATTTTATATCCTGCCGCTTACAAGATACACGGTAGCAACCTATGTAGGTTGGGATAACGTCCAGGATGCTTTTATAGAGTCGTTTTCGTCCGATGTCATAAAGGCGTGTGATACGTGGGAGGTCTCGTCAGATGACGGGCTTCACTACAATGAAGCTGGGCAAATTGTCATAGCAAATAGAACAGCTCTTGCTATCAGAAAATTCTACGGGCAGTCGGTCGAGTCTTTAGGCCCATATCTGGTTAGTGCTAGTTTGTCTGGTTCGATTGTTGATGCTGTGTTCGCTCATGTTTCAGGATCAGACCTCTCACCGGCTAGCGGAATTACCGGACTGACATTTGTATCAAACGGTACTCCAGTAGTCCCTGTATCTGTGGCAAAAGTAAACGCCACCACGGTAAGAGCTACGTTTTCCAACCCGCTGGATGCGCCTGTTTATGTAGCTGTCGCGGTTGGTACGAACCCAAATGCAACTGCCCCTTTAGTTGACTCTGTTGGCCTACCCGCACAGAGAACGCTTACTGGCGGCATTTTGTCTTTCTCCAAAGTGGTTTCGTTTGTGCTTACTTCTGATGGAAGCACCCCCGCAGCCAGTTTGACTGGGCTGAAATGGGCCTTTTTTGACAGTGCTGATCTTGCAAATGTAAGTGCTCCGAGTGCTGCTGGAAGCGGAGCAACTACCGATGCTAGCGGAAATTTTGTTATCAATGTACCGGCCTCTACGTTAGATTCTGGTGGGGTTGGTTGGCTTGTTGTTAGCGATAGCGACGGAACTCTCACGCAAAATCCTGCGCATAAAGCGTATTCTGGCCCTGTAACAGTTACGGTGCAATAAATGGCCGCCGCTTACAAACAACAACGCATTGCTGGAGCGGCTGTATTTAGCACGCAAAATTTAGATATTTATGGTAGCGTGCAGTCGGATTCTGCTTGTGTCTATGTGGTAGATGCTTCTGTATTCACAGAGCTATCACCGCAGTTTTTTGTTAACGCTCAGGTAAGCAGCAACTATGTGCAAAACTATGACATCCTAGCAAACAATGAAGTCACAGCAGACGCAGTCGTTGTGTATGGCATAGCTGGCGTAGTTCATTCAGACGCTACCATCACGTATCAAGTTCGTCCGATTGCCGTATCTGATATTTACATTAGCTTCAACATTAATAGCCTTGTTGCTAATAATTTTATTGCTAACTATTCAATAGCACCATCTGAATACCTTGTCACCACTGATCTCGTTTGTGGGTACAGTGTTCTAACATCATGGCCTACACCGGAACAGATTGCCGCAGCAATACTGGCGCAGGCTCAGGTGACGCCGATTCATGCCGACGCCCGCGCCATCAAAGGCTACCCGCTCACCGGCACCGGCCAGGTGGGCGACGAGTTTGGAGTCTGACCCGTGTGGCGCCTGGGCACCTGGCGCGCGGGCCTATGGCGCCTGGGCACCTGGCGCGGCACAGACGCCGCACCCGCCGCACCCGCCGTGCCGCAAGACTACCGCGCCATTGCCGCGCGCGTGTTTTCCGGGCAACTGCCGGGCGCTGCGCCCAATGCCATCTCGGCGCTGATCGGGCGGCGTAAAAAGCGCCCCATGCCCTGAAATTTCTTCTTAAACAATTTCACTACGGGCCGCAAAAAATGCGGCCCATGAAGCAAACCACACCCCCCATACCGCAGGCGCTGCGTGCCTGTCTGAAAGACGGCAACCGCGCAGAGCGCGCGCTGCTGGTGGAACGCCAGGCCATTGACGCAGCCGCGCGAACCGCAACCCTGGCCTTTGCATCAGAAACCCCGTATGAGCGCTACTGGGGCATCGAAATTCTGGACTGCACCGCAGGCAGCATGCGCACCAAGCGCCTGCGCACCGGCGCAAACCTGCTATGCGACCACAAAACCTCAGACGTGGTCGGCGTTGTTGAATCTGTCGAAATCGGCGCCGACCGGGTAGGCCGCGCCGTAGTGCGTTTTGGAAAAAGCGCGCGTGCAGAAGAAGTGTGGCAAGACGTGGTTGACGGCATCCGCCGCAACGTCAGCGTTGGCTACATGATCCACAAAGCGCAACTGATCGAAACCGTGGAAGGCGTGGAAACCTACCGCGTGACCGATTGGGAACCGTTTGAAATTTCTCTCGTATCCGTCCCGGCGGACGCCACCGTTGGCGTTGGCCGCGCCCTGCAGCCAGACGCCCCCGAGCCGCCGCAAGCGGCAATGGATGCGCCCGTTGCAGAGCAACCCCAAACCCCCCCTGAAACCGAATCCAAAGGAGTCCCTATCATGGCTGAAATCGCCACCCCCGAAGTCCGCAACCACGCGGCAGAAATCTCCAAAGTCAGCGCCGCCTTCCCGGGCACCGCAGAGCTGGCCCTGAGCGCCATCCAGCGCGGCCTGACCGTTGAGCAATTCCAGCGCGAGGTGCTGGACTTCATGGGCAAGAAGCCCGTGCCCACGTCAGACATCGGCCTTACGGACAAAGAAACCCGCCGATTCAGCATTTTGAAGGTGGCCCGCTATCTGGCCAACCCGGATGGTGAATCGGAAAAAGCCATCGGCTTCGAGCGCGAATGCTCCAACGCTGTGGCCAAAATGATGGGCCGCGCGGCGCAAGGCGTGTTCATGCCGAGCGACGTCATGCGTCGTGACCTGGTTGTTGGCACGCCTACGGCGGGCGGCAACCTGGTGGCCACCAACCTGCTGGCTGGCAGTTTCATTGAGCTGCTGCGCAACGCCATGGTGATCGACAAATTGGGCACGACCATGTTGACGGGTTTGCAAGGCAACATTGCCATTCCCAAAAACACCGGCGCAGGAACAATCTATTGGGTCGCTGAAAACACCGCCCCCACGGAAAGCCAGCAAACCATCGGCCAGGTGCTGATGTCGCCCAAAACCGCTGGCGGCTTTACCGACATCGGCCGCACGTTGATGTTGCAGTCCAGCATTGCTGTGGAAAATTTTGTCATGCGCGACCTCTCCAAAAACCTGGGCCTCGGCATCCAGGCTGCGGCCATTGCGGGCACCGGCGCGTCCAATCAGCCCAGCGGCCTGTTGACGCGCATTACCGCAAGCGTGGTTGGCGGAACCAACGGCCTGGCGCCTACTTGGGATCACATCATCGGCCTTGAAACCAATGTGGCCGCAGCCAATGCAGACATTGGCTCCATGGGCTACCTGGTCAACGCCGTGACCCGTGGCAAGCTCAAGCGCACACAAAAATTCAGCGGCACCAATGGCGACGCAATCTGGGATCGCCAGACCACCGAGCCGCTGAACGGTTACCGCGCCTTTGCCACCAATTCGGTTCCGTCCAATCTGACCAAAGGCACGAGCAGC